AATAGTGTCAGGTCCTGCAACTGCAATAGCGAAAATGTCTAATGCAATGGCTGTTATACCAGCTATAAAGCCTTATGCAATGGCAACAAGTACTGTTGCTGGAGCAGTTGCAAAGGTGGCGAAGCAATTTGGTTATTGCAGACCACCTGAAACCAAAAATCCGGAACCTTATCGTCCCACACCGACAAGTTCTCTTGCGGTTGCCACTGTTCCTGATACTGCCCAGAAATTGACGATTGATGATAAACAAGAATTGTCTATTGATCCACGTATTGCAGGACTTGGTGGACAAGATCCCTTGTCTATTAAAGAGATTGCCAAGCGTGAATCCTATCTGACGACTTTTGATTGGAACATTGGTACAGCTACTGAGACTTTGATTTGGAATGCTAGAGTGGATCCTGTAATTTGGGCTGAAAGTGGATTGACTCCAACTTCTTTTCACTTTCCGGCTTGTTCTATGGCAGCTCAACCATTTAAGTATTGGACTGGATCCATGAAATTTAGATTTCAGATAGTTTGTTCTGCCTTTCACAAAGGTAGGTTGAAGATTGTCTACGATCCGAACTATTTTGGAGCTATGGTTGGTGCTCGGTTTTCTGAGTATAATGTTAACTACACGCATGTCATTGATATTGCTGATACACAGGATTTCACTATTGAGATTGGTAATGGTCAAACGCAAACTTTGCTGGACCATCACACACCATGTGTGGATTCTGTAACTCAGATGTACTCTACGACTCCGTACACTTCGAAAGAGGAGGGTAATGGTGTTGTTGGGGTGTTTGTGGTGAATGAACTTACTACACCCAACAGTGCCACGCCATACAATGTTCAAGTGAATGTTTTTGTTAGTATGGGTGATGATTTCGAAGTGTTTGTTCCAGATGATCAGTTTCAACGTTTCGTTTTTAGACCCCAAATGGGAGAAGAAGATAGCGGCATGCTTGTTCCTGAGGCTCAGAATACTTCTGAGCCATCTGCACCGCAACAGGAATCATCCGATACACTTGGACCTGAATTGCAAGACAATGCACTCATAAACACAGTTTTTACTGGCGAGTCCATTTTGTCATTTCGTACCATGCTGAAAAGGTACAGTTTATGGCGACGTGAGTGGCTTGCAGCTAGTGGGACTGGTGCAACACCTGCAATTTCTACTATTGATATAAATGCAGCAGCATATCCCTTTTTACGTGGGAATGTTGCTGGAGCCATTGAATTTTCTGTTCTCGGTAACTATAATTACTGCAATACTTTGTTACTGCACTGGGTCACTTACGCCTTTCAAGGCTTTCGAGGCTCTATCAGATATAAGATGTTAATGAACAATGTGGCTAAAAATGCTGTGGCTGGAGTTACTGATTCTCTAGTCATTCAGCGTAAACCATATTTGGACACCCTGTACAGTAGAAATGATGCGTTGGCAACAGTTTTTGCTGCAAATGTGGCAGCATCAGCATCAGCACTTTTGGACTATTCAGCTGTTGTCACTCGTGTGAATACTGGTACTCGTGGTTTGACATATGCCAATGGAGAAGTCAACCCCGTATCTGAAGTTGAAATCCCGTATTATTCACCTGATCGGTTTGTACCGGGCAAGGTGCAGGATTGGACAGCCACTCCACAGCCTACGGAGGGATATCATTTGAAATTTGTTGGTACTGCCAACAATCGTTCTCAATTGGATATGTTCGTAGCTACTGGAGAGGATTTCCAGGTATATATGTGGACAGGATTGCCCAGAATGTATTGTGAATCTGTTCCTCCACTATACTCTCTTCCAGGGTAAAATGGAAGCGACTGAAAGGAGTCGTAAAACTACCTAAACAAAACCCCGGTTCCGGGTCTAAACTGAGCTTACTTGAAGAAGTAATAAAATATACTACTCTGCTGTGACCGCAGAGGTGTATAACAATTGTTGTACGAACTGGTCGTGCTGTATCCTATGGGATCCTGGAATTTTTCCTCAGCGTGGCTGGGGTTTTTAAAGGGTTACATATTTAATTAGCGTGATCAGACAATTTATTTTGAACTGACAGACTCACTGAAATGTGCACGTTTGTCGGCGCTCTGGTCTCTTG